GTCACTGCCGTCGACATTGACATCACTGAACAAGAGACTACGAAAAATGCCGGAACCATTCTGTTCTACGAATATCTTTTCAGATTATCCGGAGCACCTGAGGAAGTCATCAAAATCTGTTCCACTTCTCAGTATGAATGGCTATTCCATTCAATGCTTGTCAAAATTAAGACAAAAGTTCAAAACAAATCAGGCACATCAAAAACTTTGCCCGAAAACACTTGTCACGGTGTAGCCGAAGTCGGACGTTCCTTCAAATGGTCTAGTCTGAAATTAGCACTATTTCAAGGTGACGACGCGCATCTTCGCGGAGTTGGCATCGAATTAGACGTTAATCCTTTCAAGAACCTCAAGATCAGCAAAGACACCATCGGTGAATTTATATCTTTCATCGTTACTGACGAAGATCTTTATCTTGACATTCCAAGAATCGCCGCGAAAGCATTGTCTCGTGAATTCAAAGATGCGGTCCGCCTCGAAGAATTGCGAATTGCGATGCAAGATCTGATCGCTCTTCATCCTTCTGCTGTCGACCGATACAAAAACCAAAGAATTTGTGCTTACAAGTACAAATGCGACGAAGGCTTGATAATGACATTGTATGAGTACATCGTTGGATTTGCCACCCAACGCGACAACAATGTTAGCGTGAATCCTCACAAAGGTAGCGCAGAGACAGTCACAGCCATCTTAACAACCCTTAGGTTTAGTACTAATCAAAATAAATACCTAGGGAACAATCACCTGTTTTAGAGAAAATGTCTCACCACATCGATTTTAATGACTTTTGTACTCCGCCATCTGGCAGTCGCACTGCGTCAACTGTCACCAAGAAAGAAGACCTCCTGATTTCCAACGTCATTGAAGTCAACGCAGCCGCTGAGAAAATTTACAACCTTGACAATGGAGGCGACTCCATTTTTGACGAGCAGACTCTGATGATGTTCACTCAATATGAGTACTTCAGAGTCGTTTTGATGGAATTCACAATGCATTTCGTTGGCAACTGGCTCAAAACACCATATGCCCTTGGATGTGCCTACGTTCATGATCGCCTTAACAACGCGATTAAATCTGACGATTGCGTTCGACAACAAGACTACACACTGCTCAAAGGTGACCAAAGCCATAAATGGCAACCCAAAATAATGAAGAACTGGAGGTTCTGCGACATCGGCGTCGATTCACGATTGAATAGTCTTGGCAAACTTTTCTTCGGTATCAGACCCAAATATTCCAGCTACAATCCCGGAAATAAATCCGCACCTCTATGGCGAATCACTCTTAACGCGGTCGTTGAATTTGCGCGTCCTTCCGTACTTACGAACATCACCACTACTTACTCAGCTTACGCTTGGACAGGTATTTACGAAGCAAGTTCCTACATCAATTTCCCAACCGGAGACACACGATCCGCTGTCATTTACACTGAATGCAAAACGATAGTTGCTGAGAAAAATGCTTCAGGTTTTATTACATTCCAATTTCCAATTGACTTTACATTTCAAGTGAGTGATGGTACAAACACCGTCACCGTTATGGCAACCGGCACTAGTTTCAACTACACAACAACTGTTGATGGCAAGCTATTCCTTGTCATCCCAAGCAATGTCGGCCATGAAGTTGATTTCACTCAATTCAATATTCCTTCTGCAACTTCAACTCTTCCAAAAGACTATCCTTTCACAAATACTGGCATACGTTATCTCAACATTCCCACAAAAGCTCACACACGTGAAGTTTATACTTACCCGGAAAGACAACCTCAAATTACTTACTGTTAATAAATACTTTTTAGACAATTCTTTCAAAATTCAGTAAAATGGACAAAATTGATAACGGTACCGTATCCCAGACTTCTGACTTTATCGACAGTGGACACATTGTCGAGCAAAATGAACCCGAACAATCAGCGTCACATACTTTTCGCATCAGCAAGGATTTCATCGTGATTGATGACACGATGTTGCCAGGAACCTTGCTTTTCAATTTGCCGCTAACAGCGCTTTTGGACCCTGCTGCAACAGCACTCTCGAAGAACTATGAGTACTTCTCTTTCAAAGAGATCATCGTTGACATGCAGGCAACTTCTCCACTTGGCACGGCCAGTGGAGGGTTTCAAGCGGCTTGGGTCACTGACCCAGTCAATGCGAACATTGGCACTGCAGATGCTCCCGAAAAAGCAGCTGCTTTGCTGAAAATCATCAGACAACAAGATTCAGTCCTAATTAGACCAAGGACTACGCAAATGATGAAGATACCTACTGTAGGTAAAAGATTCACAATCACTGGTCCTGACGTCAGGCTCAGTTCTTTCGGCAACATTGTTGCTGTTCTTCGCGCTGCCCCCGGACTTGGGGACACTGCGTCATTTGCAGTAACAGTTGAAGGTGTCATCATGTTTCACCGTACAACTGTCGGACAGGGTGCAACCTTCGGCAGCACCGCTGGCATCATCGAAGCAGTCAAGATCGGAAATATTATTTCCGAAAACGAAGTTGAAATTATCATCACAACTCGTGGAGAACCCAAATTCTACAAGGGCA